CAGCCATGATTATTCTCCTATATTATTCAGTACACGCAATCTCTACTACTTTCTCGTCTTCAACACGAGTAGCACCGATTGTCATTGATAAAAATACTTGAGTAGCATAGTTCTTGTCATCACGCTCACTAATGCGAGTTTGAATCTCTGAACCCATTGCTAGACCAAGACCTGATTTACAGTACACAGTAACCTGACGGTTGCCATCTGAATCAGTACCTAAACGCTCTGAACGGATAAACTTAAAGCCTAAGAAAGTATCTAATTGACCTTGTGCCAACGCTTTAACAGTGTTGTAGTCAGAAGATTTAATTTCAGTAGTATTTAACAAATCAGTTACTTGCTTCGCAGAAAGTACACAGTAACGCTCTTCTTCAGCATCTACATCAGAACCATCTAGTGTTTCTTTAGCAGAAAGAAGTTTAGCAACTGTTAAACCACCTGATGCGTGAACAATCTTTTGAGCAGATGGAAGTGCGATAGTAGTACCACCAGCAACGCCACCATAGGCATTACCAACTGCTGCTTCAATAATTGCAGTATCCATAGCGCGACCCATTGCATTAGCACCAGCCATTGCATACTCGCTCTGTGGAGTGATTAACATACGAACCTTATCTTCTTGATCGATCAAGTCAGCCCAATCGTAATCATCCATAGAAACTCTACGTCTTGAATGTGGACTATCCATACGAGGAGTATCTGAGTGGCGTGAAGTACGCTTTTGAGCTGAAACTGCACCAATTCTTTCGAAAAAGTGATTCTTACCTGTTACTGATTCATAACGAACCGAGTCGCGTAATCGTGAACCTTTCTGTTGTGCAAGGTGCAACACATTACTTTTATACTGCTCGACAAAAGCAGTCGTAATTTGAGTAGACATAATGTCCTCCTTCTATTATTATTTTATATATCCAGTGGGCATTATCCTTTCGGGTGTCCTGTCTATTACGCTGACTATGCGAGTTTAAGAACCACCTTTAACCTACTGTTATCCGTGAGGGCAGTGTCTGGTTACAAGCGGATTTTACCTCGCTTGCTTCTTATCTTACCACTAATTATATGCTTTATCAAATAATTGTCGCATTTCTTCTTGAGCGTCTTGATGCTTAGGACTTGTAGCATCCCAATAAGCATTAGATTTATCTCCGTTGATTTGCTCGATTCTCATCTTAGCATCTAGTGGACTCATCACTAAGGAGTTGTTAGTAGTTCCCTGTGCAGAGTCTTCTGTTATATCTTTACCTGCATTAGCAAGTAATCTAATTAGATCTGGATCATTACCATATCTAGGGTCTGCCAACTTCTGCTGAAGTTCAGGTGTTCCGTAGATACGCAATGCTCTTTGTGCAGCAGAAAGGCTCTTATCGTAGTTAGCACCAAACTCTTTTCTTAAAACCTCTTCAGTTTGAACACCTTGTGCGTCACCTGATACTTGTTCTTGATTCATTTGATAGTCTACTGAACCTTTTTGCCACTCAACTAAGCCTTGCATTTGTTTAGGTGATAATCCTAAATCATGTCCTGTTTGTTTAAATGAGTTCATCATTTCCTCTGGATAGTATTGTTCATATCCTGTTGGAACTTCAACTTCATAACCTTCTGCTGTTTCAGGTCTACCAAGTTTAGTATATAACTCGCTCATTTCTTCATCATTCTTCGGGATAGGTATTCTACTGCCCATCATTTTCTGCTGATGAATAAGTGTTTTTGCGGCTGATTCAGTATCATTGATACTTGCAAGCGTTGGATCTGCTCGTAATTCTTCTGATAACCCTTCACGCCAATCTTGGTTACCACTCTCAACAGGTGCTACTACAGCATTATCCGTTGTTTCTGTGACCATTTCTTCACTCATAATTTTATTCCTCTTTTGTATTACACATATTTAAAATACGAAGATAGACAGCTCTTTCGCCCTCTCTCCTCGCGGTTTCATACGGATCACCTTTCGTATAGGATTCCCGTAGTTGATATGCCTTGCGTAGGTCATCTAGGACTTTACCCCCAGATATAGACCCAAAACAGTCAGCATAATCTCTTCTTATTTTAGCAATGGCTCTAGGCATTTTCTACTGCCCCCATCATTGCTTCCATACCTGCTTGTGTTTGTTCAACATTTTCAGGTGTCATTTGTTCAGCTATTGGAGCTGCGGTTGCCGCCATCTCTACACCTTGTTGTGCTTGTTGCATTGCCATTTGCTCTTCTTGCTGTTCTCTTTGTGCTTGACGCTGTTCTTCAATATCAGCAGGATCACGCATAATGTTCTTAGGAACACCTAGTAATTCAGCACGAGAACGAATTGCTGCATCATGATCAATGTTATCCATAACCTCTGGTGCAATCTGTGCCAAGTTAGCAGCCATCTCATACAATCTTTCTACAGCAGTAGCCTCTTCCATTCTCTGTGAACGAGCAAGTGGGCCAACATATTCAATGTCAATAGCAACACCATCTAACGCACCTGGTGCAGGAGCAAACATTTCGTTTCGTTGCATAATAGCAAAGCATCTTTCAATTAGTGGGTTCAAGAACTCTGTCTGGAATCTTCCTAAAGTAGGGCCGAGTAATCTTTGCATCAATTCATAACGAACCTGTACTTCTGTTGCTGTCATTTGAGGGCCTTGCTGAAGTTCTAACTGGTCTGAGAAGAACGCTTGCTTAATAGAACCTCTTAATTCAGACTCTTTCATATCAGATACATCAAATCTTGCACCAGTATTAAGTGGTTTAATTGCATCACCTCTACGAACAACGGTAATACCCGATGGATTCGTCTTAACTCTACCGATTACTCCGTCATCTTCTACTAGAAGTGGTGGATCGATTGCTTTAGCCCATGCTTTTAAGCCTAATTCTACTGCTTTATTCAGAGTTTTGATGTCTGGTAGTGCATTGTAAGCAGGTGAACGACCGTATTCTTCGCCAGAAGCTTTAGACCATCTTGTTACAAGGTATGGCATTTCGTTATAACCACCTTCCTGAACGATATTCTTGTCTTCCTTACTTATATGAATACTTATATAAGGTAATTTAGATTGTTTGTTACCGTGATACTCTTCTGCTGGCATTACACAATGAATAAATGTGAACTTCTTGTCAGGGTTATTCTCAAAAGCCTCTTGAATCTTAGGGCCTACTGCATCGCCCCACTTCTGTTTAGCCTGTCTAGCAGAATACTGAAACTTCCTATATAAGGTATCAATCTGTCCTTTATGATTTTCTGAGATGAAATATTCTGAGATGTGCAATGTTCTGAAGTTGAATCCGTTTTCATCTTCTTCTGTTTCAATACAAGCAGTACCAATAGAACAAATATCAAGATAGAACTCATGTACTTCAGTATTAAAGTTAGATGAGTTAAACGCTTTATACATTCTATTACGACAGTCCTCTAGCCATACTTGAACTTCGCGAGATTCATTTAAACTCTCATCACGAACTCTTAGATGAAACCAAGGCAATGATGCTGATGTTAATGTTCCTTGTAATGATGCTGCTAACAATGTATTCGCATGAATAGCAGAAGAGTCGTATAACTTCTCTGTACGCTTTGCTCCCTTGGCATACTGAACTGTTACCTCTGCTTTACGAGGCATTACATAATCAAGAATCTCTTGCCAATGTACTTCCCAAGTCTGTTTTCCAGACTCTAAACTGGCTAATCGCTTTAATATTTGTTCGACCATTGTAATCTCCTATGGTTTTTTACCTGATCCAAGAAGTGATCGAGTCTTGACATCAGCCTCATCTTGGTCGCCTTCACCTCCAGTAAGAAGTGTTGCGTATCTACCGCTCTTTTTCTTATTGAGTAATTCAGTCTTTTCTTGCTGAAGTTCCTGTTCCATCTCTAAAGTTTCTTTTTCTCTTTGATTAGCCTCAGCAGTGTAATCAACTGGTGGTGGTGGTACATAAGGTTGTTGCTTTGATCCCATTTCTTTCTCCTATAGCCAGGTACAATCTCTTTTGAGCATACCGTAAATATTAATATCTTTAAGATTCTCTGAGATTTCTCTCATAGTACCTTCCTTTTTAAAGCCTAATCGTTTCAAGAATATGTTTGCTTCTCTATTATCTATTTCGGTATAGGCTGTAACTCTATGACACTTTAGTTGATGAAAAGGATAATGGAATAATGTTCTTAGCATTGTCCTATTAAAGCCTCCTCTCTCCATAACACCTGAAAACACAATATCTTGTACTCTGTATTCATAAAATGCTACGCCTCCAACTAATTCACCTTCTTCATAAAAACCATAATTAACACAATCGCTTAAAGATGTTACACCTACTCTTTTTACGATCCAATCTGTTACCTCTTGTCCTGCATTAGGTACGAGTTCTATCATTTAAGAAGTGACTTGGCTTTCTTTTCCTTCTCATCCCACATTGCTCTTTCTGCTAAGAGAGATGCTTGTGGTGCAGATTTTCCTTTGACAGTAGAAGTCTTTGCAACCTTCGCTCTTTGAATATCTTCTGCTGTGCTTTTATCTAATTCTTTTCTATCTACTGCATCCACAACTTTACTTGCAGGTGGAATGATAGGTGCTGGTGGTGATTTCTTTCCCATGTTAGCTTCCTAATAATGATTTTTTCTCTAAGTCTGCCTCGCCTTCTACACCCTTACCGCCTGTAAGCAATGTTCCGTAACGACCTTTCTTTTTCTTATTCTTTAGAAGACCAGATTCTGATGCTGCGACTGATGCAGGTTCTGGTAGGTCTGCTAGTGCTGGATTATCTTGAAATCCAAGTGGCTTTGCAATTTTTTGCATCCCCTGATTGCCCACCCTATTAACTGCTGCTGGTGCATTATTACCTTGTGAGTCTTTGAACAGCATAACTGGTAAAGACATCTTTTTAATCGCGCGCATAAAACCCATACTAACCTCCTAGGATAGATTTACGCTCAATGTCTGGAGAGCCTAATGAACCGCCTTTACCTGTTAGTAATGTTGAGTAACTACCTTTCTTCTTCTTCTTAATTGATTCTGACATTTCAGGTGCTACTTCTACTTCAGGTGCTAATGCTTCTGGGGCAGGCGCGACTGGTACAGGTGCGACTGGTACAGGTGCTGCTGCAACTGGTGGTGGTGTATATGCTGGTGGTGATGGTGCGAAAATTCTTCTTACTGCTCCCATTGGGTTTCTCCTATGTAAATATATTAAAATCACTATCTGCTTGATACTGTCTTGTTTGGGTTTCATGAACCCTTGCCAATCTTAATGACAAAACAGCATATCTCATAGCAGAAATTAAATCATCCTTAAATGGAACTATCCGCCCTTCCTTTCGATGGTACATCCGTAACTCCTCGAATATCTCTGGTTGGGTCGAGAATATCTTTAGTCTACCTGTTTTCATCCTTTCTAGCAAGTCCATTATTCCTGATTCTAGTGAAATTCCTCCAGAACCCTCTCTCTGACCCGATATTGGTGGATTGGTGAACCAACCTCCCCACGACCTGTTGTCTCCCTTTATCATGTTTACACCTAAATCGCGGTATTGATCTGCTAGTGGAGTACCTGATCCTTTATCTGCTTGTCTACCATCTCGAGGCCAGACAACAGGAATCCATTTTGGTCTTGCATTAACTGCTGCTGCATGAACAGCAGGTATCTCTTGTCGTTGTCCGTAAGTGTCATATATATAAACAATATCTGCCTCTCTATCCCACGCAACCCATACAGCAGTCGTAGGGTGATCCCAACCATAGTCCATGCCACATATCCTAGGGAAATGGGAGGGTATTTCAAATGGTTCACACTTAATAGAGTCTTCAGGCACTGGAAATACTAAACCTGAACCTAATGACGGAATACCTTGTTCACGCATCTTCCTTTCGTGAGGTGGTAATGCTGCAAGAATCTGTTCTTTAACTTCAGGTGTCATGTGAGGTGCATCATCCCAACCTGCTTGTTGCATATACTGACCTGGCTTCAAATCATTAATAAATTGAGCGATAGTTTCAGTCATTCCACTCTCAGGCGTAAATGTCATATACACCATGCCTGCTTTATCTGCTGTACGGGTAACTGCTTGTGAATAGATGTCTTGTGGTGGTTCTTCATCTAACCAGATAACATCTAGTGACTCACCCATCCACTTCTCTCTGCCCATCTCGTAGGCTTTGAAACCGATTCTTGACCAACCTCCGCTCACATGCTTAATCATGCAAGAGTTGTGGGCGTTCGGAACACCTGGCTTACGAGTTGCATCACCGATTAGATTTAAAGGAATAGCACCTGTTCCCCTAGCAGAAGGGTCATCAGGCTGTCCGAAGAGTTCTTTCTGGCAAATATCACGAGTAGTTTCATTCGATGCACCACCTGCCCAAGCCCTAATAGGTCTATCCCATTTCCTACCTTGCCACCATTTAGGATACAATCCCGTTAAATGAAAGGCTAATTCTGCTGCACCACAAAAGGATTTACCAATACGGTTACCAGCCATCAATAGTTTTTGATTAGCGATAGTATTATGGTACTTCTCTTGATACTCATAAGGTCGATAATGTTTCAACTTGTTGTGAGTCTGTCTAAACTCTAATTCTTTAGCAATCTTTAATGCTTCTTCAAC